ACATACTTAGAATAAAACAAAATCCTAAATTGCTTGTAGGTGTAGGTTTTCCTAATGAACAACTAAATCGTATTCAACATTCAGAAGTATTAAACAAAGATGTGCTAGAGAAATTTAGAACAGGCGAATTAGATGAACACTGGAATTTTCCTACGTTTGATAAAAATATAAAAGTAGTACTAAACGGTAATCCTACCAACTAGCATATAACGTGTACCTCTAGTATCTTTTATCTCGTCTTCAACTAATATTGTAGAGTTATTAGGTAATTGATCTTTAAATTCTTGAATACTGCTTACACAATTAATATGTCCTTCAATATCGTACATGTTATTACTAGTTAACGCAAATGTCATATCTTTTTTCCAATACTGCCATTCTTTCATTGGTCTCATATGTTCGCAACTAGGATTAATAACTAAACTAGCAGTATGATATCTTTTTAAATCTAGTTCAAAAATATCACCTGGTATATATTCTATATTTTTAAGGTGATTAAATAATCTATTTTTTGATGTTTTTAAGACACGGCTATCTAAATCAATACAGGATATCTCTTTTACATGTTTAGATAATTTTGGAATTAAAATACTTCCGTACCAGCTTCCAAATATAATAACTTCTGATTGTTTATTAACATGTTCTAATACTGCTGAAACAATTTTATCTTTTGCTAAAAATTGATTATCACTAAACGAATCAATTAAGTCATGTGAATATTCTGAATTTTCTTTTATTTCTTTAACAACGTTTCTAAAAATTTGTTCATCTATCATTTGCTAACCATCTTATTATCTATTACGAGTATATCAATAGCAGTTTCTTCGTAAGTTTCGTATGCTTCATATGGATTCTCTACAATAGGTTCTTGGCAGTTAAAACTAGTATTAAGTAACATTGGTATGCCTGTAATTTTATAAAACTCATTTATAAGATCATAAAACTTTTCGTTTTGCTCTCTGTTTACAGTTTGTATTCTTGCTGTACCGTCAACGTGTGTTACACCCGGAATCTTGTCTGACTTAACTGGCATAATCCTACTCATGTATGGACTTGGCTGATTAGTATCAAAATATTCTTGATAGTGTTCTTCTAACACACTTGGCGCAAACGGTCTAAAGTCTTCACGCTTCTTAATAGTAGTATTAATGATATTTTTAATATTAGGATTACGAGGGTCAGCAAGTATACTACGATTACCTAATGCTCTATTACCGCTTTCAGATAATCCTTGAAACCATCCAACAATTTTTCCATCAGCAATACTTTGTGCTACTTGTTTAATATCTAAGTTAGAAAAATTATCTGATAAAGAATATTCGAAATGTTTTCCTGATGCTGTATTAGGTATATGTACATTTTTATTTAACACATAGTCAGCGTGCATATACGTACCTAGTGCTTGTCCTTCATCGCCTACTGCTGGTGGAACATGTACATTTGTATAGTGCTTAGTAAACATTTCATTCATATAGCCATTGTACGCAACGCCACCTGCTACACACAAGTTGTCGCATGTTTTTAAAGGATATACATATTTTTTAATCAAGTCTTCAGTTACCCATTGTAGCGTATAAGCAACATCTTCTTTTAAATGCTTATCTAAAACTTTCTTTGACCAATCGGGTAATTCAAAGTCATTGTTCATATAGTAATCAATTAAAGCATGTATACGATAATCATACTGTCCATACCCTGCTAGGCCCATAACTTTACCAGCACCTAGATATCCAAAGCCTAATTCTTGTGACAATCTATTCCATAGGCCGCCAATTGATAGTTTATCTGATAAGTTGTGTATATGTCCGTGCTTGTCAATAAACACACAATTAAATTTCCAACCTTTGCCGTCAATAGCAAGTATGTCTGACTGTTCATAACCAGAGCTTAAAAAAGCATACGCGGCATGACTCTGATGGTGATCAATATAATAAAAGTTATTCCAATGCCTGGCATCCCATAAGTTAGTAGGTTTAAAATTTAAAAACTCTTTTGTTCCAAACTTACTTTGAATAAGATCAATTACAAATTCTTGTCCTAAATTAGAAACTGTAAAACATAAAGTCTCATCTTCTGTTTTTACATACTGCTCAAAAAATTCTCTACTAGGCTTTCCGTCATGTGGATCAGTATTTAAATTATGTTTTCTACGTGTCTGTCTTTCGACTTGTAAATGTGTTTCTCCGTTATAAGTATTATGGTCATGCATATTTAATGCTACAGAAAATAGTTTCATTTTATTTCCTCTAATGCTATTTTTTCTAATATTGCCTGTCTACGTCCTTTTGGTCGAGGGGGAATAATATCCATACATGCTGTACAATATTTTTCAAATTTAAATAAATCGTGTTCCATCATTTTAGTAATATTTTCTATTGTAATATCAAACTCACGCGATCCATTAATTGCTTTTCTACTACAATGTCTAATCTTTTGTATTTCAAAATCAAACACAGGTACTTGCGGAAACTTAGCACAAATACGTCTTTCTAATTCAGGTGCTTGCTCTAGTTCATGATCACTAAAAAAGTCAGGTGATCTTGAATTGTACTCTTTAAATTCTGTATTCTTATGATCAATATGACTTATATCATGTTTATCTCTGTATTCAAAGTAACCTGGAGTTTCAATAATAAGATTATAGTTGTTTAAATCGTTAGGTTCAAACCAATCATAGTTTCCTAGTTTTTCAATTCGATCATCATAAAAATCTAATATTAAATGTTCTATATAGATAACTTCAGGGTCTTCAAGTATGTGTGGGTAAAATTTACGCACTAAACTATTAGATAACACTTGCGGAATTAAATTAGGATATTTTTTGATCTCTGCTATAATTTCATCTAAATTTTTAATAAGTCCTGGCTCTCCGCCTAGTAAGCAAATACGTGTTGGATATGGAGCAAGTCCTTTTAGAATAGTTCTTACTAGATCCATATCAGTATCTAAGTAACGCATTTCTAATGTCCAAGCGGTACAATAGTGACAACTCTTATTACATGACTTAGATAGATAAAAATCTACAGTCCTGTATTCTTCACTTTTTAGTTGTTCTAATGTTTTAATTGTTCTCATACCGATTCCTTAACCAACTAAAATTATTTATTAGCTTAAGATCAGAGCTGTTAGAAATGCCAAAGCGCATGCCGTCGCGAGCACCTCGTAACGCATCTCGCTTATAACTTCCAGTAGCATAAGTAGTCCAAGTTTCAAGTCGTTCATTTGTTTCTCCTTCTTCTTGTCTGGTTATTGTTTTACTTGCTAATTTAGCACATTCTCTAAAAGCACTTTTCCAAGTACTAAAAGCATCTGTATCAAATGCTGTAATGTTACTAACTTCGTCTATTACTTTAAATTTATCACTAATACTTGTAGTCATGTCTGTAGTTGTTGTATCCATATTACGTGTAAGTGTAGTAGGTAATAGTTTAATGCCGCCGTAACCATATGTTAAACTATTGATCGGATTGCTACTATGATAAACATGTACTACATCACTTTCCTCTGCTGTATGAGCAAATTTGAAGCCCTGTACGACCTTTGCGTCACCGTCAACTACATAGAAGTAACTAGTATCTGCTATCTTAGCCGCTTCAACATGAGCATTGTGTATACCTTCAATGTCTTTAATACGTTTGACTCTATCACCAAAAACTCCAACTGTATTAAATCTGTCATATAAATCTTTAAAATTTTCTTCAGCGTTTGGCTCGTGGTAACTTATAAAGATAATATCATACATTTTTAATAATCTCAAAAAATCCTTCATACTCAGGAAATGTATTTAAAAAATTTCGTTGACGTCTACGATCATACTGAAGAATAAATTTAAAAAACATATTCTGTGCTTCTTGTTGTTCCTTCCAAAACTTATCTTTGTTGTTAAATCTATGATCAACATCCTCAACAATACGTTTTAGCTTTGCTGTTTCAACTGTTTTAAATCCACGTGGATCAGTATTTTGCTCCATAAACGTTAGTGCTGGTCTTAAATAATCATCTACTATCTGTGGATTAGCAATCTTGATATCAAGGAATGCCGGATTACGTACATAAGGAATATCTATTAGAATACGTTGGTTCCATCTGTTTTCTCCACTGTAAGTTGCTTTTAAATGTAATACCCATATTAAAAAATCTTTGAATGTAGGTAAACTAAAGATATTAAACGCACTCATGAAACTAACTTTACTTCTAGTATTTCTAGCAAAGTATTCAACGTTATCTGTAAATTGATGCCAATCCATTCCGTCTCTACTATATTCTGCTTGTATACCTGTACTTTCTGCGCTAGTATACAATGTAAATTCTTTAATACTTTTAGTATCTTCTAGTTGTTTAATTAACTGTGTAAATTCTTCCCAAAGTCCTTTAGGCGGACATCCATTAGTATTAATAGCAAATTTAAGTTTAGGCTGTGGATTATCTATTAAGTATTGAATCACTTTCTTAGTATGTTTACTAAGGAGAGGTTCACCGCCTGTAATTCTAAAAGTAGTCATATGTTTTAC